TCACAGTGATGCCAAACCACACGCATTTGCTGATGCTGTAAGAAAACTATCACAACGTGCTTTACAGTATCAGATCCAGTTACGTGAGAAGACGATAGCTGATGTTTATGGTGGTGCTCGGTTACCTATTGGGAGTAGGTGGAGTTACCAACCAATCATAACTGCTAAGGACGCCTTTAGGATATTGGCACGTCGAGGGTGCAGGCATGAATATGGTGAATGTCCAGATCCATGTCGTGGTTATGAAATGCGTGATGTTGCTATGCTCGTTGATGTTTACGAGCTAGATGGTTTGGGTTTTGAGAAAATTCTCAATTATACTAAGGATAAGATGGTTTTTACTTTGCACCACGAAATGCGTGCCATGAGGGGAACCACTATGATGGATGAGTATAGTTGGGAACGCAAAGGTGGAATAACCACGGTAAAATTGGATGGTGTGCTACATTACACACACAAAGGTAGATGTATCTTTGACCAAGACGTGATTAGTGTGAAGCATGGTAACACATATGTGCATTATAATCGTGAGATTATGTTTAGTATTGAAGGATACACCGCATGTATGTGGACAGTTGGTGAGGCACCTAGCTATAGGCATGTTGAGGTGCAAGATGCTGGTGCTGTTGCTGCTTTAGAACACTTCTCACGAGAATTGGGTGTGATGTTTAATACTTATGCTGGCCCGAGACCTTTGGGTGATACGAGTGTATCCACGCAGATGTGGAATGCACCCGTTGTAAATAGGTATTATTCAGGTAACCATCCTTTTGATATACGTGGCCGGCAGTCTGTGGATTATATTTTAAAACACACAAGTGAAATGGATGCTTTACCAACAAAGAAGATTGTTGGTGTTTATAAAGGCTGGGTTCTTTTATCACAAGAAACCACTGAGCCAGAGATTAAACATTATGTATCCAAGTGGGTCAACTTCTATACACGAGAAGTCACTTGTGTGCACATCAATGGGCCGTTATGTGTGCTGGTGGAGGATGGGCGCCAAGTCCCATTTGTGATGAACACTGGTATGCTGCGCTATTTGTATGCTGATATGAATAGGGTGCGTCAGAATCGACGACCAGCAGTTGGCCAACTAATAGAGAAATACATTGAAGAATCACTTGAGTGCGATTTAGGTGAGATGTATCTAACTGATGTTTACATCAAAACTAATGAACATATTCAAGCCTCAGTGATTGATAAGATTGAGAAGAAGGAAACTTGGCTCAAGATACTGGTAGTGATGTGCACTATAATCTTGGGTTTGCTCTTTCTAATAATGCAAAAGGATGGCTGGATTGCTATGTTACTTGTGCTCATGAAGAGTTTTAGTAACATTACAGCATTTGTATGGTGGCTATTCTCAGTTATCTTCAATGTGTCAGCACCTGCTGATTTAGCTTTATTGGCAGCACACAAAACGAGTACTGTGGCAGGGAGCGTTATGGGAACTTTAAACACTAGTGCAGCAGTGCAGAGTGTGCCATTTATGCCCCTTCTTATGTCTTTTCTTACGGTGACATACTATGTAGCTACTGAAATGAGTTGGACACCGGATATGGTTACGCCTTACTGTGAAAAGACTAAGGACCCAAAGATGGATGATAATTGGAGTTATAAGGTAGTAAATGAAGGAATAGGTTGCCAGCAAGTACGGAGAACGAAGGTGCAAGTTCTTGGCCCAATCATCAGTAAGGATTGGGCGCTGGCACCTACCAGTTGCCTCCACTCCTGCTTAAGAGCCTTCTTAGGCAGGCAGGCAGCTGCTTTTGATGAAAAGATTGATTTGGAGTTCCTCGCAAAAGTGATACCTAAAGCGAAAAAGATTTTCCGGAAACTCGTTCCTAAAGGCGCTATGAAAATGGGCGATTATGAATGGGTAGACCAAGGTAAATGGCCAGGAGGCAAGAAATTTGCTTTGAGGAAAGCTTTGGCTAATAAAGGTATTAAACTTACGGCAAAGCAGCTGAAGCGGAATGCATTCACAAAGTTGGAATTGTCAATGTTAGAACCAGGGTGGTTATTGAAAGCCTTTTATGAGAGGTTCATCCAAGGTGGTTCTGATGATTATTTGGCACTTCTAGGGCCATGGATGTGTGCGGCTTCAAAGTATTTACGTAAGTATTTCGATTCCCAAGATTCACCATTTCATTATGCTTGTTGTGATAGTAAGGAAATGGGTGATTCTATACACAAATCCAGACTGAGAGGTTTAGGGTGGGTCATAGAAACTGATTTTAGTAAGTATGACTCTCATCAACATGCAGTGTTGTTGAAATTTGAACAATGGTGTTACAGACGAATGTTTTCACCGTTACCTTTGAATGTGATTGAAGTGCTATTGACGCAGTTAAGAACAACTGGTTACATTCAAGGCTTCTCAGATGGTAGTTGCATTAAGTACACAGGTTTAGCTAGACGTAGATCAGGAGATCCCAACACATCAGTTGGTAATACCCTGATTAATTTCCTAGCTCAAGTGGCAGTGTTGTATAAAGGTACAGGTGGAAATGCAAAACTTGTGCAACACTGGATTCTCGCAGGTGAAGTGAAAGCGCACTTACTTGGAGATGATAACTTGATGCAATGCAGCCGTAGGGTATATGAGGCATACACTTATGGCATGCAGTGTGGGACATTTGATGACATAGGC